GCAAAAAGCCCGCCGAAGCGGGCCACGATTGCGTGAATGCGGATCAGTCGGCGGACTTCGCGCCAGCCTTCGCCCGAACCGCAGCAGCAGCAGTCGCGAGCGCAGCCACTTCCGGCCCCGCGAGCACAGCATCGATCTCGTCCGCGAACCGATCGCGCCAGGACGCGACAGCGGAGTCGATGACACGCTGCAGGTACTGCTCGCGCGTCAGCGGGGTGAACGCAACCGGCGGGGTCTGCGCTGCAGCCTCAGCAGCGGCGGCGGTGTTGTAGACCGCTCGCGCTTGGTTGATCGCTTCGATGCGGCGCGGGCCGACAATGGTGATGGAAAAGACGGCCATGTTCAGGATTCCTTGTCGAGCACTTCTTGTTGCGGCTCAGTTGCGGGCGGTGCCATCTGCGCGTCGCCCTGCCGCTTAATTTCCTGGCTCAGCAGGCCGAGCGCGTTGATCGTGCCAGCGAGTGACGCGAGCAGATGGTTCGCGGTGTCGGGGGTGACTTCGAGGGTGAGTTTAATCATGGTTCAATCGCAAGTTGTTGAGCAACGCCGGTAGCGAAGAGCGCCATCAGGCGGGTCTTGCCGGAACCGTTGTCCTCGGCGTAGATGCGAACGGAGTTCGTTGCCGGGGCTGACGGTGCGGTCATTTCCGCATGTTCGGCGTATCCAGCGTTTACCACTGACGTTCCGACGTACGCACTCCGCACGCGGGACCCAGTCACACCGAGATCGACGGCATTGTTTGAGTTCGGCGAAAAGTCAAACCCAGAACCAGAGCTGTTCAAAATCCAGCGGACGGTGCTGCCAACGGCAAAGTAAATCTGGGATGACGCGCCGGTAGCGATCTGCACCGACCTATCAGAGCCGGTGCCCAGTTTTTCAACACCTATAGTGAGCAGATTTGCTGCCCACCCGATGGCGGCCCTCTCGTAGTTCGACGAGTCGGTGTAGGTGTTGTAGACGCGGAATTTCTGCTGCGTCGTGCCGTTTCTCTGCGCGAGCGCGCCAGCAGCCTCTCCATAGAGAGACACCCAAACGGTTGAATCAGTACCAAATTGGCACCACGAATAAGCCGCCCCCGACGCAATACGAATACCCGGCCCGTAAAATTCGGTATTCACATTCGCTGTGATTAGTCCAGTGCCGACAAAATAGCCATCTCGGCGCAAGCGCAGGTTTACTGAACCAGCCGTTTTCCCAACAAAATATGCGGCTGAAGACCCCGAAGCCGTATTTGTTACATCGACAGCAATCGATTCAAACTGCGTAGCCCCTTGATTCCACGTCTGCGTGATGTTCAGCGCAGGCGCAGAGGCAGTCAGCGTGCCGCTCGCAATCGTCAGCGCACCCGTCATCGTGCCGCCGGCCAGGGGGACGTAGGCAGTGCCGACAAGGGTGAGCAGTTGCGTCCCGGTGGCCTTGCGACTCGCGGCCGACTGCGACACATAGAACAGATCCGCCGCAGCCAGCGCGCTCGCGGCCGTCAGTGCGGTGAGTTTGGCATCAGCCATCGATCACTCCAGTAGCAGCGCGTCGCCGGTTTCGAGCAGTAGCGCGTCGCCGGTTTCGAGCAACAGGTTATCGGCGCCAGCGCCAGGGCCGCCCGCGCGTCGATCCATCGGGGTCTCGGTGATCCCGATGCCCAGCGACAGTTCGATGCTCATCGCCAGCCCACGATGCTCGTGGCCGTGGTGTTCGTGCTCATGACCTTGATGAAGAACCCCGGGATGATCTGGCCCGCGTTCGCACCGGCCAGCGTCACGGCAGCCGTGTCATCGACTGCGACGGTTGCCACATTGCCAGCGCCACCGATCCACAGGGCTTTGAGCGGCGGGTCATAAATCGTCGTGTCCGACGGCGTGATGGCGACCTGGCTCACGCAGCCACTGGTCGCGGTCTTGAATGCAGGCATTGCGTTCTCCGTGAATTCAGGCCGGGCCGGCGTTCGCCGACTTCTTGCCCTTGGGCGGCTCGGCCGGCTTCGCGGGCGCGGGCACTGCGAAAAGCTCATGCACGGCCGGATCGAAGTCCGATGCGTTGATCAGCGCGCCATCGGGCAAGTCGGGATGCTTGATGTGAACGGTCGGCACTTGCATGCTCGGCTCCAGTCGTTGTGCGCGGCCCCAGGCGAACCCAGAGCCGCGCGCCGGTGCTTACGCGCCGATCAGGATGCCGCAGTGACGCGGTGCGACCATCTTCACGCCCCAAGCGAGGTTCACTTCGTACCTGACCTGGCGCTTCTGCTTGTAGACGCAGAACTCGAACGCCACCCCGCTCACCGGATCGGTGACGATCATCACGTCATCGGCCGAGTCGCCGCCGTCGGGCATGGCCGGCGCGCGCGTGGCGAGCTGGATGGCCGAACGGTGGAAGAACATGTTGCGGGTCGTCGCGGCGATCGTGGTGATCACGGTATTGGACGCGGCGATCGCCACGCGCAGCCCGGGCTCGGCGATCACGATGCTACCGCCGCCCGACACGTCAGCGTCGCCGGTCACGACCAGGTACTTGTTCGTGTCGCCCGCGATGGTGATGATGTCGCCCGCGATGATGGTGCCGGTACCGGCCGAGGCCAGGGTCAGCGTGGTGGCGCCGACGGCATAGCCCGCGTTGTTCGTGCTGGCGCTGCCGTTGTTCGTGCCGGCCGTGACCGCCGTCTTGACCTGGGCCGAGTTGTGCAGCGCGAAGCCGCCCACGTCGCCCAGCACGCCAAACCGCAGCAGTTGATCGGTGCCCGCCTCGTTGATCTTGAACAGGCCCGACTGCTTGCCGCGGATGTTCGCCACGGCGGTCGAGCCGAGCACCATGTGCATGTCGGACTGCGGGGCACCGTTGTCGTCCAGGATCTTGCGAGCCTGAGCGAAGTCGGACAGATCGGCCGCGGTGCCGAAGGGGGTCGAGTTGTACGTGCCATAGGCGCGGCTGGCGTAGATGTGCAGCGCGGCCAGGTCGGTCTCGACCTCATTGGTCAGCGTGCGAATCGCCTGGGCCATGCGGTCGCGATTGATGGTGCCCATCGTACCAGCGGTGTTCAGCCCGCGATTCTCTTCGCCGGTCACGCCGAACGGAACCGAGCGCGCCTTGGTGATCGACATCGACACATTACCGATGGTCTGCGCCGGGGTGTCGGCCGGGTAGGCGCCGACGTTGATGTCCTCGGCCGTCATCGCGCCAACCACGGGCGACATCACGGTCTGGTTCAGGGCCGCGCGTTCAGCGCTGGAGTCGCGCGCAACTGCGGGAATGAAGCCCACCAGTTCGCGGGAGACGACATCCATCGCTTCGTAGATGGTCGGCAGGAGGGAGGTGAGGGTCAGAGCGCCCATGATTTCGGCCTTTCAGAAATGAAAAAGCCCGCTCATGGCGGGCTCGGGATTGCTTCGGATTGGGTTGCTAGTCGACGACTTTCGTGCCGGCCTTGATCGTTGCGGCCCGCTCTTGCGGGCGCAGCGTCTCGAAGTGGCTGCGGGTCATCGTTTTGCCGCCAACGCCAGCGCCACCCGAGCCGCTGGCACCACTGCCAGTTGCCCCGGACGGCTCGAACGCGCGGCCGAACACTTCGTTCTGGCGCATCTCGTCGACCAGATCTCGAATGGAGAGGAAATCGCCCTTGCCGTTCACGCGCGGGTTTCCGTTTGCATCCACGACACGCACGGCGAAGTTGTCGCCGTCGTCGACCACCTTCACAGCGGCCTTCACGTGCGGCAGCAGAAGGGTCGGCACCCCCTTCAGTTCGGTGATCGCTGTGGTGGCCTGCGCGTCGACAAGGAATCGCTCCAGGTGCGCACGCATCGCAACAACGGCGCCGTCCTTCTTGGCAAGCTCCGCCTTGTGCTGCTCGTTCATCTGGGCCTTGAGCTTGTCGAACTCGCCGCCTTTCAACGCCTGGTCTTCCTCGGCCTTGCGCTGTGCGTCGACCAATGCGGCGATCTCCTCGGGCGTCTTGCCCAGGGCCATCCACGCCTTGGACTGCTTTTCAGCAGTGCGGGCCGCTTCGCGCTCTTTCTGCAAAGCGGACTTGAGGCCGGCGGTGTCTTCCAGCCCGTCGACAGCCAGTCGGAACTTGCCGTCCGACTCGGAGTACAGCGAGCGCAGGTTTTCGGGGACAGCGTCGAGCGTGTCGACAATCAGTTGCAGCGGCATGGAACGCCTTCCTTCTCGGGAGGGTGAATTGCCCGTCACGGGCGATGAGGCCGCGCCGGCATCGCGCCGGGCAGCAGAAACGCAAAGGGCCCGCGCAGTGGCGGGCCTTCAGGTGTTCAGTGGGTGATGCTCAGGCGAGGACTACACGCTCGCCCTGGCGGTGGCACGTGGCGCACAGAATCGTCTTCGTGCCTCCCTGCGCCCTGCCGTTCTTCATGACCATGCCGATCTTGGCCTCGATGACCTCGCGCCCGCCACAACGGTGGCACTGGATCATGGCCGGCGGCTTGCCGATCGCCCGAACGCGCTTGCGCACCCGCTCGGCCGGAGTGTCCGGGGCGGCGGTGCCGTCGATAACTTCGAATTTCGGCATGGGGCGTAAATCATACCCCTGCCCGCTTGAAAGCCGCCGCATTGCGCTCCCTGAGCTGGTCGAGCGTCAGGTACTCGCCGCGGTCGGTGTAGAGGCTGTCGAACGGCAACTTGCCAGACCGCATCAGCGCGCCCCGCGTCGGCCCGACGATCTCGTCCTGGCGCGCGGCGGACTGCTTCTTGATCCACTCGCCATAGGTCGTGTCGCCCGGCACGGCGCCATCCATGCTCGCTCGCATGCCGACCGGGTTTTCTGGCAGGCCAGGGATGCCCGTGATCTCGGACAGGCTCTTGGTGATCGCCACGGCTGCAGATCGGCAGCGCCAATGCAGACGCCCAGGGCCCGCCCCCCATGGGATCTTGTGCCCGATCGGCTTGTGGTCGTCGGGCGTGTACTGCTTCCCGTCACGAATCCTGCACTGCTCCGTGGTCCGCCCGTCCAAGGCGCTGCTCCACTGGATCGCCTTGATCACATCGGCGCCCTGCTTGAACATCTCATCCCGCGCACCGGCCGCTGTGTGCTGCACCGCAGTACGCACAACCGCCTCGGCGTTGCGCCGGTCGATCTCGATGATCCCGTCCGCGTAGCCCTTGGCCCGCGTGCCCCTGATGCGCTTGACGATCTCGTCACTCGTCTGGCCCTCGACGAACCCGATCCGGATCGCATCGCGGATTCGCACCATGCGGTCGGCCTCGATGCTTTTCGACCACTCGGACAGCAGCCGGCCCTGAAACGGGCGGCTCATGGCGGCCGAGTACACCTGCGCTGCCGAGACCGTCGTGCCCAGCTGCATCGTGATCCCGACCGACGGGAACAGGTTCTGCTGGTATGGCCATTCGATCTCGACGAACGAGCGCAGTTCCGCAGTCAGCGCCATCTCGACCCGCTGATACGCCTGGGCGTTGAGCGAGCGCACGGATTGCAGGATCGCTTCCAGCCGCTCGACCGTGAACGACTCGGCATCCATCTGCCCGAGCGCCGCGGTCAGCTGCGCGAACAGGTCGGCATCCGTTCGATTCAGCAGCGCAATGATCCGCCTGACCACGCCCGTGCTGTACTGCGCCAAATCCACCGCGTGGTGGATCGCTGCATCAGCCAGGAGCTCGTTGACGCTGGCGGCCATCAGGCCACCGGATCATCTGCCGAATCATCCTCCGGGTCGGCGACCTTCGGTGGCACGGGTGGCGGGTCGGTGAGCATTCCCAGCGCCGGGCCCTGGTCCGCGATCCGCTCGCGCTCGGTCGCCGAGTCAACCTCGGCAGCAAGCACGCCGCGGCGCTTCATTTCGTCCAGCGTCGTGATGTCCGACAACTTGCCGGCCTGGTTCATCTTGAACAGCAGCT